GCTAGGCATTGGCGCTTCCTGTGTTACCTCCACAGGCTCTTCTTTTGCCTTTTGAGTATCATCTGTCATATACTTCACCTCCTTTCTTCGCCCTTGCGGGCTGCACTTAAAGCGTGCATCACTACATTTCCAGACTTATGGTCTGGGCGGGCCAGGGAAGATTGGCTACTTCCACTCTGCCCGCTCATATAATAAGTTTTCCTTTTGTGTAAACGTGCCCATCTCTTAATTCATCTTCACCTGTTATATAAAACCCTACAGGACATCTATCACACCTGACTCTTCTCATCCCCATCTCCATTCCGTCTACTACAAGGTAGTGTCCGCCTTTAATACAAGAAAGTGGAGGTCCTAGTTTAATGACCTCTTCGTTTTTTGTCTCTATTTCTTTCTTGAGATCCTCTGTTTTACCTTCTTTTACTTCTTTGTCCATTTTGCCAACAAAAAACCGCCACATAGATATCAATTGATGTGACGGTTCCTTGCTTTACAAAGCGTTAAAACCTTGTTGGGATAATTGTATCAAATAAGTCAAGGATTGTCTATTTAACTTCTTGAACTCCCGAAAGGAATTGCATCTTCTACTTGATTAACAGTATCTGCTGTAAAAGCTGCATGTCTTTTACCAACTGAATCATCAAGAAAGTTCCTGACTTGATTTGGTCCCCAATGAAAAGTCTGACCATCTACTGTGGTCTCTCGATCTGCGATTGTACCAGTATCATCTCCTGGAACTAAATCATTTTGTTCGTTGCCTTGTATTAAATATCTTTTTACTCTGACGCTCATATTTAAGCACCTCCTTCTCTTCCGATCCCAAACGGATCGCTTAACTCACCATTCTGTTTTGCCTGTAAATAAGTTGCTGCTTGTTTATATTTATCTATCTCTATTAATAACTCTTGTATAACTTTCTTATAAATACTCGTGGTCTTGGCGGCATAATTAAACTCTTCATCTTTAATGAAGTTTGCCGGATCAGGGAAACTCTGATCTCTCTTAGCCTGTAGGAACGGGAGGAGGACCTCCTGCCATCCCTTGCTGGCCAGGCATTCCTGGACCTGCTCCGCCTTGGACTGCGCCAGGGATTCCTCCTGGTTGAGTTTGACCTTGGACATTATTCCCCATTATACCACCCATTGCACCTGGCATACTAGATTGTGCCGGTGGTTGTGGCACAGCTTCTATATATTGATCTGCATCCTTAAACCCTGTCTCTTCCATTAGATCAGTCCATAACTCAGTAGCTTTAACCTTCTTACCTTCAGCCGCCATCATTGCAGCAAGCCCTGACGGTTGGCCAGTTTTGGGATCAACCCCCGTAGCCATAGTCAAGGCGTTACCCATTGCTGTTATTTTATCTTCAGGAGCCATCTGGCTCATTGATCCTACATCTGGAATGTAATCATAAGTACCTGATAAGTCATCTGGTTCTATTACAAGGTGTCCCACCTGTCCTTGTCCTTCTACTGTTAATTTGGGAATATTATCTCCACCCACATTAACTGGGAATATAGGTTGTGCCATAGATTGGGGATTTACATTGGTTCCCGTCATGTCTGGACTTGTAAGCATGTCTATTGCTTTTTGATCCAGTCCGTAAGCGTCTAATCCTTCAGCCTGGAAGAACTTAATAGCGTCCTTGCCTATGATCTGAATTAGTTTCTGTTTATCCTTTTGATTACTACCGAATAAGAACTGTTGATTCATCTTCAACCAGAACATCATTTGTTTCTTTAAGGCTTCGCCTAAGAAGATAAGGTTGAAGTTATCCCTTGCACTTCTACTACCAGCCAGGTCTTTAATCTCTGTTGCGGTCTTTTGTCCTTGACCTGCAACCAAGTTAGAAGCCATGACACTTGTTTCACCCAAAGCTTCTTGCATGGCTCCTACTAAGAATCTATATGTTTCAGTGAACTCTTGAATACCTTGAGGAGCACCCTGATGAGTAACTACATCTGTTGCCGGATTGTTCATTAACCACTTCTTACCTGGCCCAAACTCAAGTGTGTGCATCTGTACATTAACAGGATTAATTTTAAGAGGAGCATACAGACTCATGTTGATGGCATCGAGATACTGACAGACTAAAGCGTTTATAGCCTTTTGTAGTTTCTCGACAGGCTCTATCTCCGAGAGTCCGTATAGATCCTCATCTATTGGGTAGTATTTAAGTAAAACTACAGGGATCTGTTGATGTTTATAAGGATTAGGAATGTCTCTTAATATAAGACCATGTTTAGGAGCGAACGTAATCCATCTATCAGGCCTGTACTCGGTGATTATCTCTATAACTTTGAATGAAGGATCTAGTCCTAAGTAATCTTGTAAACCTTTAATAGTTTTATTCTTCATCCAGTAATTCTGGGACCTGGTGTCTAGTCCTTTAGAAGAAACATTACTTAGTTTGTCTCTTAAGATGTCTAGGTTCTTGTAAATAGGTTTAGATCTAGCAGAATCGTTAACATCTTCAAGATCGTTGAGTGTTAGATAGTCCCTAAGTTGAATCCAAGTCTTAATTGTTGAATAAGAAGGATTATGAAGTACGTCTCTATTGTTCCAAGGTCTGAAGTTAGGACCGTCGTAGAAAGTTACAGCTTTGCCTTGTTCTTTGGTATCTTTACCAAATGGTTGTCCTATTCTTTCGACCTGTCTTTGCCACTTCCAACTACATAGAGCAAATGAAGCACCATATTTACGTGCATTCTGATCCATAATGGCCCACTTAGCCAACATGGGGTTCTCATCGGCTCGTGCATTGTCATCCCATTGAAAAGAAAGTAACTCACCATTGATCTTTGCTTTAAGTGCGTCTCCACCTTCTCTTGGAATAAGTCTACCTTGAGGCTTATTAGCTAGTATACGTGCAGTCTTCTCGTAAATAGCTGTAAATACCCTAGGATCAGTGACCATTGATCTATAAGGCCATGAGGATTCGTTAATATAGTTCCTGAATAAAGCATCTTTAGCATCCCAATCAACCATTCTACGCTTTAAGTCTTGTGTAGACATAGAATAGTGACGATAGACCTCACTAAAGGTTTCTCTCTCTTCCGGTGTTCCGCTTATTGGTGTGTCTTTTATAGAATCTACTGCCATTTTGTCAAAAAAATAACCCGTGATTGCTCACGAGTCATTACTTTATTAGGTATTTAACTCTGTTTTACTATATATCTTTCACTATTTGGTGTCAATTATAGCAGAATCATTGAATTGATCACTCTCTTCCGTTTTGATTTGCGTTATTTTATGATCTGACATATAGATAGATACCCTACCATAGCCCGTGCCTTCGCTTAAGTTACTTATAGCCCTTATAACTCTGGGGATGACCATTGTATTCACTTCGGTTTCCTGTAAAGCCAAGCGTAGTAAGTAGAACTCCGGCTCTAAACGTCTTACGATATCCCAATAAGCCGAAAGGTTTGATTGTTCTATGGTTGGTAGCGATTCAAAGTTTGTCATGTGTCTTTATAAATTTCCAGTTTTGATGCAATAAGGCGTGTTCTCGCCAACCTATTATTTCAAGATTCTCAATAGAGTTATTGTACCTGTTGTGATCTTTGTGATGTATGGCTTCAGTTGACGATAAGTACCTTCCTATGTGTTGTTCCATAATATATCTGTGTTCTTTTACATATCCTTTTACATCTGCATAAGGATGTTCTGGCATCCACAAGCAAATGCAACCGCTTGATTTAATTCTTCCACCTTTCCATGCGGGATTCTTGTCTCCTTGCCTGTACTTCATCGCCAACGACAGTTTATGTTTTGTCTCATCTGATGTTTTATGACCCAACATCATCTTTGACCCTTTCATTAACCTACCCAACTTATCCCTTTTAATCATGTCTATATTATAGACGATCACGCTTTGGGTGTCAACCTATCGCCCAGTCTTTGTTGGCTATATCATTCTGAATATAGGGACTATCTTTTGGCATTCGTTTATAGGAACATGCAAAGTATGACAATGCGTCCATACAGTGGTCCGAGGCTTTTTCAGGTACATCCGGTTCGTTTAAGTCTTGTGCTTGTGTGACACTCTTTTCTTTCCATCTGTATGTTTCGAACTCCCTGATAACATTTGTGCATCCATTAAAGATGAAAAGTGATGGTTGTCCCTTAGTACTTTCTCCAGATACTCCGGTGTTGTGTTGTATGTTTGAGACAATATGTCCAGGTATGACTTTAAGCTTTTCTGCAACCTTCTCGATCTTGTATCTAACCCATGTGTTGAAGGCCGTGCTAGTTTCTTTGGTTGCTGGGGTAATGTAGATTCCTCTTTGGGCGAACTCTGTGATCCATTGTGCACCACTTGGATCGCCATAGGTGGCCACAATCGGATAGTTTTTTGATTTACTGTTAATGACACCTGCATGGTAGTCAATTGTTTGGCCAGATTCATAATGTTCATCTATAACGTACCAATTATCGTCATCGTCTACCGCTATCCACAGACACACAGTAGGGTTTTGACTGCCGAAGTCCATTGTCCTGTATATTTGTACTCTCATTTTTTCTCCATTTATGTGGGTCGTGGTGTATTAAGTGCCATGTCCTGTTGACTACTTCAAGATTTTCCATTCTATTATCCAATTTATTCTCATTGATGTGATGAACAACTTCATCTTCTCTTAGATACCTACCAAGTTTCTTCTCTGCAACCAAGCGATGTTCGGCCACTTTATTTCTGTACGCTTTTGGATGATCGGGTGCATAGACATATCTATAACCCATTGAGTATTCAACACCACCAGACCATGTAGGAGAGTCTTTGCCTCTCTTTTCGGCTGATTTAAGAGTAGCCGCACACTGTCTGGAACAAGTTCTACGGAATTGTGCATGGCTTTTTCGGATATAGTATTCTTTGCTACATATCTCACAGTTCTTGTGCATGGGTTTATTATACCAAATTGGTTAAGCATATTCAAATGAAAATGGTTCGATGACGTGTATTTCTCTTGAGAACTCTTTGTAAACCAACCCCGTATATTTTCTAAAGTCTGCCATATACTCTTGTTGGAATGTGTCTTCTGTGAGTTCATTCTTTGCTTTGTCTATTTCTTCTTTAGGAATGTAAGGGTTGTCGTATGATGTAAATCTCCAGGACTTGTACTGACTGTCGTTACTTTGTCCTTGTTCGTATAACTCGAAAAAATGGTTGTATCCTTTGGGCGTGCTAATGAATACAACCGGTGCCTCATAATCAGTGAGCGTAGGTCTAAGTACCTCTCCCCATAACCAGTCCCAATTCCTAATTGATGCAACTTCGTCAATAACCAAGCCACGAAGTTTAATACCTCTAAGTGCATCCGGATTTTCAGCACCGTGCAATGCAATTGTAGAACCGTTTTGAAGTGTGATTGATAATTCTGTTTCATTAGTTTTTGCTACCCATTCCCTTGGAACTTCTTTTCTCATCTCCGCCCAATGAATAGATTTCGCCTGTCGATACGTCGGAGAGACTAAATAATAAACACCCACATTGGTTATCGCCCACTTCAACAATGTAAGTCTGGCCAAGACCGATTTGCCCGATCTTCTCCCAGCGCAAATCACTCGAAAACGATGTGGGTCGTTGTTTACTTCTTTTTGCCAATCGTTTAGATGGACATGCATTCATTTAATCAAACTCAAGTGTCATCTTCTCCGTATTGAATTGCTGCAATACTTCTGGACCTACTTTGTGTTTAACCTTATAACTTAACTCTACAGCTTTTAATTGGGTTGGAATATCTAAAACTTCTTTGTCTGGTTCAGTTAATGATCCGTGTATCTTAGTGGCATGTAAAGCTCGTTTGTGTACCTCAAGTATCTCATCATCCGGTAAATACTTATCCATCAACTCTTGCCAACCTTTTGAATTTGTTAATTTGGTAGGAGCTCTAGCAGTTCTTGGTGAATAATCAGCTCCAATCATTACCTCTTTCATCGAGCTACCATTTGCTACTAATTTTGAAGCTTTCTTTTGGCGCAGTGTTGGCATACTTACATTATAACACTTTACTATAATTTACGTTTATTCTTGGACACACACTCTTTCTTAATTCTCTCTGTCTTTCTTTTGTCTATCCAACTCTGAGGATAA